GAAACTGGTAAACGTGTCAGCCTGTTTAGCTGATGTTCCTGGCGGGACTTGGTGGTTCGACTCCACCCCTCACAGTTTAAATAACTATATATTGCAGTACAAATAAATTTAATGGAAAGCGTAATCAAAGGAGCAGCAGCTCTAACAGGTCCAGCAGCACAGGTCATTGAGATTCAAGAAGCAATACCAGTACCAGAACCCGAAGCAGGATTCCCTTGGTGTGGTGTGGGGATTGGTGTCGGAGTTATAGCTGCAGCAGCAGTTTGTGCAAAACTTTATAAGTGTACTGCTAAGAAATAGTGGATCCTATTCGTGATATACCTGGGATCAATGCTGAGATCGATGATATATCCATACCAAACATCGATATCAGTACTAGAGCTCTTAGGTTTATAAACCGTATTGGTCCTCCTAGAAGGAATAATGTACGTGAGATTAGTAATATAGAGACACCTGATAATCGTCTCTGGATCATTGAACCTTCAGCAGCTCTACCTTATTCTACCCCTGCTACTGCAGGATTAGGTACTCCTATAATTGATATGCCAGGATGCGTAGAGATTAATAAGGAGAACACAAAAAATAATAAGAACAAACAGTTAGTAAACGACGATCCAAAGGGCAATGTTGTCTTGTGTGATGGTGGTATGCCATACTTTACTGCACCAAATTATGATGCACGTGAGTTAACTTGGCAGACAGTCTATGGTGAACCAGAGGAACAAGAGAGTGGTTTAGATACAGGAGACACACCAGATCTAGCAGCACCAGAGACACCAGAAAGACCTAACACAGAGGAACCAGAGGGTGATCCTGACTGTCCTGGTCCTTTAGATCCAAGGATAGGATCAATTGGACCTAGTGAAAAAGAAAAAGTTGTCGGTCACGAGTTACAACCCGATCCTAACAACTTTAATAAGAAGATATGTGTAGCTCTCTATGAGGACATAGGAGTAGTCGAACAGTATTTACCTAGTCCACAGGTTGCAACAACTACTGCTGTGATTGCGTCTGTGGCTGCTTCATCTGCCCTACTTGCAAAACCCCTAGCTGATCTGCTGCTGAGGGTTGTGAAACCTGCTGTGAAGCAGGTGATGACCAAGGTAAACGCCATCCTTGGAAAAACCCCTTACCGTCCGACTCAGGCTGAGATGAGGACGAATGAGTATCGGAAGAAGAAGGGTTTGTTGGGGATAAATTTTGCGAAGGAACACTCGAAGAAGATGAAGGCTCAGAAGGAAGCTGAGAAGAAGAAGTCTCAAAAGTAGGTTGAGGTAATGTATGGCTGTGTGGAACTATCTTTCCACCTGGATTTGTTACTATAACATCAGCACATATGACAGCATATCTCGACTTAGGATGGAACATAATTCCAGCTTTCATCAACTCTCCACAGTTTTTGAGACGTGCGATTTCAAAGTCTAATCTCTTGTTAGATATTAGCTGAGTTTGCATAGCTATTTGAGCTTGTGCTGCCTCAGAACATTGACGCATTAGTTTACGGTTCAATGGTATAGACAACGTAGCAGATATACCAGCATTGAATGATTGGTTAGCAGACATATCAGTACGTACTGGTTTCTCCCAAGTAGGTTCCATCTTGCCATTCTGTACGGCATCTGGTACACCATCAGGACCATCTACGTCCACTTCTATTTGTATATCTTCTCCATCTGGGAACCATCTAGTTCCATCTGCTTTAGTTCTATCGTCGTACCAATCTTCCCACGGGTAGTTCTTAACTGTGATTGTCTGCTTGGTAGTTCTACCAGAGACATCAGTCATATTATATTGTGGTTCGTTATAATAATCTACCCAAGGATCTTTTCTACTATCAGCAAACTGTACATAGGGTGTTACGTTGAATGTACTACCTTGACACTGTACACCACCACCATAGGTGTTAGTTATATACGGACCTTGTAAAACTTGTATTGCCTGGTTAGTTACTGAGCCAGAACTATTAGCTATAGGATTAGCAGTAGCAGATACACCACCTACACCTTCAGCATTCACAGGTGATGCCACCATTAATGCTGCTATTGGGTAAAGGTACTTGTGGTATCTGTGACGCTTGTTACGGTGGTGACTCTTTGAATTATCGTCTGGTTGGTAAGCCCTGGTCCTTGATATGTCTGGGTGAACTGAAATGCCTCTCCAGGACTGGTTATTGTAAAGTTGTTTGGTTGTGAGAAGTCTAAGGAATCGAAGGAACTTGTCACGTTTCCTTGTATGGCAGCACCGTTCGTTCCCGTCGCTGACCCTACTGAGGGTGTAACTGTTACTGTTGATGTGTTCACTGGTGGGTTGAGTGCTTCTCCGTTGTTGGAAACGCCTACCCCTGTCACTGTGTATTCCCATCCTGTACGATAATCTATAGAGTTGATTGTTTCTGTAACCGTAGATTCGGTCTCCGTATGGCTAGTCATCGAGCCCTGCTGGAAATTGGGGACCACAGGCACTGCAAGGGTTCTCAACGGGAGACCGAAGAAACATATGAGTATTAATCCTATACGTTTCATTGTTATATAGCCGTTATCTGACGGTCAATTCTGTGACAAACTGTGTTGTAACTGTTGAACCAGCACCACCAATAGCAGTTAGTGTGTCACCATTACCATCAACAGCAAAGTTGTGAGCACTAGTAACCTGAGCCATTCCATTGGAACCAACACCAGCAGCAGAAGAATACTGATTGGAGTATCCAGCAGTTACTGTTCCTGTAGTAGGTGCAGTGGTTACGATAGCGTCACCAGCAGTGAAACTAGATGTGTAGCTGAATGCATTTCCAGCAACAGTTTGTGTTGCATCTGGTATAACAACTGTAGCTGCTGCAGTTACACTTGAAGGAGCAACTAGACCACCTAGACTTGCACCAGCAGATCCACCAGAGGGTGTTACCGTTGTGGTTACATTATTTCCTGACGTACTATACGTTGTTCCTACTCTACTTACAGACGTACTAGCTGCGTCTACTTGTAAAGCAGCACTAGTCGTCATCTTATGATATATGTCAGCACGAGCTGCCAATGGTGCCGTCAACAAAGCCATAACGAAAAGCAAGGATGCTTTTTTCATAATTCCCCGATACCTTTCCCTGCTATTTAGCTAAAAACCAGACTCAAAACAGGTATTAATACGGACATCCGAATCACTGGTACGGTTGAACATTTGTACTATATACGCTAAATATAGGTGGTTGCCTTCGGGGACCACAAAACACAAACTCGCTTACTAAGGAGCTAAAACAATGACTGGACTTACACGGTTCTCAAATTTCGCGTCCAAAGATATGGACGTTCTTGTTGACGCAATCAACAAGTATAGTGTCGGACTAGATGACACACTAACAAGATTACACGCCTTTGGATTGAACCCCCAAAGCACATCTTACCCACCATATAACATCGTCAAAGAGAGTGACGATCAGTGGAAGATCGAGATGGCATTAGCAGGATGGAGTAAGGAGGATGTCGAAGTTTCTACAGAGAGACATCAACTCCATATCAAATCCACTAAAGTCCAAGAGGATAAGCAAGGAGAATATAATTTCAGAGGAATAGCAGCACGTTCATTTGACAAGTCATTCAACCTGTCAGATGATGTTGAGGTGTCTGATGTTAAACTTAACAATGGATTACTTAATGTAACCCTGACACGTGTGTTGCCTGAAGCACAGAAGAAGAGAGTGTATGATATAGTATAGATAGTTCAACTGACACATCCAGAGGTGGCTGACAAAAAGAAGTACGAGAAGACACCTTTTCGTACGTATTATGAAGAGTTCTGTGAAGTCTTTGGTCATCCCCTCTGGATGTTACCTATGATGATGATAGGACTCTTCCTTATGATTGAAATATTACATACCAATGAGCATTACGATAGAAAGGATGGTGATGCTCACGGATATTGTGGTCGCCAAGAGTGGGTCAAAAAATTACAGGAGGATCAATGGTAGAGGTATTGCAGCTAGTACAAGCAGGACTAGCATTAACAGCAGTTACTGTCACTGTGGCAGCAGCACCTGTTGCTATTATTACTGGAGAACCCTTGCCAGATCTAACACCAGTATTAGAAACGCTACATAGTGATACAACAGAAGAACCTTAAGGGTTCTTTTTTTATTGGGACCGTTATGAATCATTACATTAACTGTACTCCTAGAGGCACTGAAGAGTATGAAAGTATTACTCTTGACATTCCTACAGAGCACGTGGATGAGATCCTATTCTATGCAAGGACCATCGCTGACGAAAAGAACATAACAGCACGTAGGGCTTTCGGAGAAGTCGTTCGTGGTGTATACTATCAACTAATGGAGAAAAACTATGACCGTAAAAATCGTAAGAATGCTAAACGGGGAGGACGTAATCGCTGAGGTTCAGCAAGCGTATCCTAATGAAGAGTCTTACAGTCCTATCGGTTATGTTTTAACCAACCCTTATCAGATAACCTTATCTGCAACAGCAGAGATGTTGTTTGAAGAAGGTATGGATAATACTCCTCAAAAGATTAATGATATGAATCTGGAATTATTTCCTTGGATTCCTTTATCAATTAATAATACAACTCTAGTAACATTAGCTAATGTTGCAACAGTTTATAGTCCACACCCAGAGGTACAAGCCAAATGGGAAGCAGTAACAAAGGTACATCACAATGAATCCGTTGAAAATAGTAGTTCTGAAGGACCACAGTCACTTGATGGGTGAGGTCACTGAACTAGATGAAGAACCCACTTACTTGATTTCTAACTGTTATAAGATTGATGATGGACAGTTCACAAAGTATCCACTCTACACAGATCAGAGGGATATTTTCTTGACATCTGACGTAGTTTTGACTATAGTAGACCCATCAGAACAAACTGTAACTGACTACAAGAAGGCACTTTGAGTTCACTCTACACAAATGTTACCCTCCTAGGTGACTCCATTCTATGCCGAGGGTATGAGGACGGAGAGCCTGTTGCGTACAAAGATATAATCAAGCCAACTTTATTTGTTCCATCACCAAAAGGTGACTGGAAGACTCTTGATGGTAAACCTATGGCACCTGTGAAGCAGGATGGTGCCAAACGTGCCAGAGAATTTATTG